ATCGTGCTCGTTAATTGCAGCCACGATTGTTGTCTTATCTGTTGTGCCTAAAAGAGCCAGAGAGCCAATGTTGCTGATTATTTTGTTCATTGCCTCTACAAAAGAGGTACGGTCAACTTCTGCAACATCGATTGTTTCAATATCGCCGATCAAATTAGCAATTAAATTTGTCTTTTCGCGCCATTGGTAGAAGTAGTCATACGGTATGATCTGTGGGATAGCCATTTTATGTTTCCTTTGGTTGTAAGATATCTAAAACTCTTTGAAGCATATCTTCCAGACTCGAGACTCTTTCTTCAAGAGTTCCGAGCCTTTTATGAGTTTTTCTCCTTGAAAGAGCAGAATTGTATTGGTCATCATTGGTGTTGATTATAAACGCCTTATTGACTTTTACTAAATCTGGGTTATCGGTTATTCTCTCATTCATATATGGCTCCGATCAAGTCACTGCTATGGCTCTAAATGATTGGAATAACGGTGGTGTTGCTGGATTCTTAGCTCTTCCGACAATTTTGACCTTGAATGAACTAAACCCGTCATCCAATTCATCCCAGTCTTTAAGCACAAAAACTGTATCTGAAGAATACACTTCTACCTGAAGTTTACTCATTGTCAATTCATATTCAACTCTGTCTGTTAAATCGACAGAGTGATGTATTTTTTCAATGCCCACTACTCTCATCCAACGTTTGGTGTCGATATCGACTCCTTCATATGGTGCCACGAGTTTAATCCAGATATCAAAATCGGCATTTATATCTTTATAGACATCGAACGCGAGAATTAAATCCGACGCTGGGTTCTTAAGATTTATTCCTTTTGTGACATACTTAAAGTTCTCTGATCCATTCATTGGGTCGCTTTCGCTTCTGTATCTTCCAGACGCATTTGGTTCTACTTCTAATTGATCCGCGGTAACCCATTCTACTCTATTAGAAACTGTGGTTATGCTAAATGTATCCGTGTTCACTACAGGTGACAACCACTCGCTTGGCGCCGTAAACGCAGCGTCAACAGTAACAAGTCTTCCACCGGAACCCAAGTTATCCGAACTCACCATTTTATGAGGTTGTCCTAAGAACATATCGCTTCCAATTTTAAACTCTTTGGCTTCCATGGTTTGATAGTCTTGTGATTGGAATGGTCCGTTTATTGGATTATGTCCAATACCAGTATATTGCCAATCTTCAGTTGAACCATACGCCAAATAAGAACCAGTTATATTAAATACCTCATATTTTTCATTGATTTGAATATAACCAGCTTCGCCACCGAATCGACCACTCACATTTGCTGATGTTCCCGGAATCTGAATGATAAATGTATCCATACTATCAGTCTCAGTAACAATATGCTGTTTACTCAATTGGTCAAAAGTAAATCCATTGACTGGTGCGGGTGGGTCGGTGACGAACGTTCCTGACACCTGATTGAATCTAACCACTCCATTCCCTTGAACAAGATCGCTTTGGTACCCCATTTGAGTGATGAGAAAATTATCATGTAGAACCCAATCCATCTGTTCACAGATCCATTGTTGTCCTGTTGAATACCCACCTTTTATGTTTTTAAGCTTAATATAGGTATGAGTTTGATCTGTCTTAAAGTCAGATACGGTTGCCGTTAATGAATTGTTATCTGTTCTTAACCTCAATCCAACTTGCATTTGCCCCGCGCCGTCTGGGATATTTATTTCAATCCAGACATCTTCTAGAAGACTGATTGTTACTCTGTCCCCAGCGAGCAATCCATGATCCATTGCATACACTCTAACGCGACTACTTCCAGACTCACCTTCAAATGGATCTCTTCCTAATGGGATACGTTCAGGAATATGCTCTAATTGAAGATCCATAGTTCTCTTTTTGAATTTAGCCCCATAGAGTTTATATTTGATATCTTCAAATTGTTCTGCATTCCACGTTTCAGCATTTTGACTTCTGAAACTACTTTGAAGTGACGGTTGAGTCTCTAAAATTTTACCCGGTTGATCAATGATTGTTTGACCTAGGCGAGCAACCCATATTCTGGTTGTTGGACTATATCCACCGATAACGAAACAATATGACACTCCGCCACGAACAAAGATTGGCATATCAAATTCAATATGAAATGGTGTCTTGCTATCGTCGCTTATATAGTCAGCAATCTCAAGAGTGGAATGTTTCTTTTCACCTAATATTACAGATGTTGGATACCCATTTTCCATAGTTCTAATTTGGAAGAATAGATCCTCTGCAACCGTCGTATCTGCTGATTGGAAATAAACATCTAAACCAGAAATAAAATAATCGTGGTCGAGTTTGAACCCCTGTGCGATTGGATCTGTGCAACCAGCACACCAACCACAACAGGTGCATCTTTGAATACACGCCTGACGTTCCGGCATCCAAATCCAACAATTTGAATTTGGTCCATGACCCCATCTTTCACCATCTACTTCAGGAACATTTGGGCATTCCCCTGTTGATGTTGATGTGACATCTGTTACTGTTCTACTCTCAGAGGTTTTCTTTAAATCTACGGTGGGTGTCGTAACATTCATCGTAGTTTTCTGTTTGGTTACATCTAAACCAGCACTATAAAAAGTGGTAGAAGCAGAAGACCAATTGTTATCTGAATCACCTGAAAGATTCTGATCTGTAGTGAGCAAGAACTCTCTATCGCCGACATGGAACATGCCTTGTGGTACATTGAATACGCCAGCGATTTGACCGCTGGCGTCAGTAATCAATTGATCTCCCGGTTTTCCTTTTAACGGTCTGACATATTGAGAGATTGGCTTCTTATCAAAAAATGCCCATAATTTAGTGTTGCCGGTCAACTTAGTTGCAAAGAAAGTTATTTCTGTTTCGCGCATCCATGGATTAAGCGATACGTCGGTCACTCTATCACCAAAATCATACTCGTCTGTTCTACTTCCTACGGTTGTAACTGTTCCCGTTCTCTGTTGTTGAGTTGTCGTGGTTGTGGAGGTAGTCGTTGTAATCACATTATTGGCCCCTTGCGCCTTATTGACATCTTGAACCACTGCTCTGTTTAAATCAACCCACGACCCCCACTTCGTACCTAAAACTTTAGACGCATCTGCTAACTTTTCAAAGGCATCAACCCCAGTGTCAACATTCACCACAAGATCAGGCAGACGCGAGGTATCAGTCCAAACGTCAGTGTTTGGCATTAGAACGACTTGCCCCGAATGTTTAAACTGAAAATATGGATTAATACTAATGTTCTTCGTAGCGTATGGTTGCTCATCGATTTGAACGCTATCATAATCAATGATTGCTATTTTACCAATAAATTTAGCATCGCAATTCGCAATCACAGCTTGAAGTTTCTTGTTGCGTGGTGTGAATTGTGGACGCAATTCTCTTTTCTTAGTGTCTAATGCTGCTCTAAAGTCAGAATTAACAATATCGCCCGCTTGAAACTCTTGGAAGTTATCTGCAATGAAGCCATTCTTAAATCTATCAAAGCCATTTTGGTCTTTGATACTCATATCTTTGGCACTCTTCTCCAATAGATTTAGAGCGGTATAATACTCAACAATCTTGACACGTTCGTCAATCTTACCAATATCGCGCATAGTATAACGTTTATTTTCAATATACTTTACCTTGATATTTGATGGTGAGTAGGTATATGATGGGAAATAGATCTCATACAGAGCCATAGCATCATCATCTACTTTAGGTGGTGCTGGCGTCTCGGATGGCACCCCTGCTTTTAAATACAACCTGCTATCTTTATCAACACAGAGCAAATCAGTTCTTGGCAAATAGTATTCGATATCAAAGGTTGCAGTTGAATTGATTGCTGGAACACTATAACCTACCAAGTGCCCATCTAAAAGATCGGGTCTAAAGTCAAATGAACCGAATAATGGGTATTCATTCTTATTTAGAGCCACATATGACGGATTGGATGCGTATTCGAGTTCATTGTCGGCAAGCAGCCCTTTATAAGAGTCGACAGTATAATAGCCAAAATGCTGAGAGTTATCGTGGGTTCTATACTTGACTCTATACTTCCAGAAAATATCAGCGTTGGCCGCATAGGTGGGACCAGTATACCTCATTTGACTTTCATTATAAAAACAGTCCGCTTTATTTGGATAGAGTGTAAAATGAGAAGTGATATCGACATCAGGAATGCCTGGTGATGAAACATTGAACGATTTAACATACTCGATCTCATACGCATCAGTCACACCGAGGTTAATTAGATTAGTCGTTCTGACTAAGATATCAACCTGAACAAAGTTGGTGCCCATAGTGTCTTCTGTGGCATTTGTTCTCATTATATCGTGGAGAACGCAAATCGTTTTTCCAGAGGTGCTTAGAGGAGTTCCTGTTCCAACATCTACTGTATCGCCAAGGGTAACCGTAAAGACATTAGATGTAACAGATGTTTTACCTGTCAAGTCAATGGTACGAGCCAGACCAGACCCCTGATCGGTATCTATTATTACAGCGACCGTATTGGTTTGACTGTAAGGCATAAAGTATTCATTAAATGCGCTATTAAATGTAATTCCACCATCATTCAATGTGCCAATCATTTTCTTTCTTAGAACGATTGTGGTGCTTCCGGGAGGATTAGGGTTGCCTGAATCCGCAATTGAACGAAGTGATTTTACATTGTCTCTGTCTAGTCTCCAAATAAGTTCTGTCTTACCTGGATTGTAAAGGGTAACATTTGCATTCTCAGGAACAGCCTTAAAACCATTGGTTGTATTAGAATCGACAAACGATTGAGCATCTGTTAGTTTTTTGCCCGAATATAACACTAGATCGTAGATATAATATTTGAATACTGCCGGAGTAACATCACTATTGATTGTTCCACTGACATACACTGTATCAAATACACGAAAAGTTCCAATTGGATTGCCTGTGGCATTCTTTCCACCATCAAATGGTCCATCATACATGGTCACAATAGTATCGTCTAGCACAGGTGCGGCGAGCGAATTGTTTGAAAGAGCACTGTAACCTTTCAATGGTTTTAGATTGATAGAGGTTCTCTCTTCGAATCTTTTGATAAATGTGGCTGTTTTTCTAGTATCCCTAGCTTTCCTTGCCTTAAGAAAAATATCACTACTGTTTTCAAATCGATAGCCTTTTACATAAGAGATACCGCCAGAGATAATGGCACGAACATAATCTTCATCTCCATCAACAGAATAACCATTTGGATCATTTTCATCAACTGCCTTATCTTCAATAAAACGAACTTTGAATGGATTAACAGTAAAATTGCCATTCGTCTCGAAGGTTCTCTTTGCAATCATGTCCATGATTTCGGCATATTCGCTATCAGCTTTAAGATAGCGGAATCTTCCATTATCCACAGTCGCCAAAAGGATGAAATTTTCACCGTCGGCGGAATCCAACGATCTAACCACTAAAGACAATTTTATCTGATATCTGTCGGCGCCCGGCGCTGTTAGATTAGGATATCCTAAAGCATTATCGAGGAGAGTGGTGTCATCATTACTGGTTACGATAGACTGGACGAAATCAAATCCAATTTTACAATTAGGTTCACCGCCATACTTGTTAATAATGGCATTCTGACTGGCATTTTCAATAAACATGCCTTCATAATAAAAAATGCCTTCATCAATAAAGAATATCTGACCCATACCAGTCACTGGTATATCATCTACCTCTGAACTGCCAACACACCCTGGGCATCTAACAGTAACGGAATAAACAGGAATGTTATTCGTGTCGTAAAATTTAAGAACTTCGCCTGGAATAAATTGATAGGTCTGACCATCAATAGATGCGCCTGTATAAACGACATAAATGGTTGGCGGGTCACCAAATTCCGCATTGACTGTTTTGACCAGGCGAGCAGAGATACCGCTCGTCATTCCAATAATCACCATTCCGTCTGGGTATACTGAAAGATCGACAGTAGAGTTAGTCCATGGACTAACCTCTTTTAGTCTAACATAGGCTTTAGCAGATAGCGACGCTCTTGCTGCACTTACTCTTGAACCATTCTTGAAAATGTGATTAGCAAAGCGTTCAATCTGATTCTGAAAAATGCTCTGTATCTGATTCAATTCTCTAGTTTGAACGGGGCGCCCTGGTCTGAACAGAACTTTCATAAAATTCTTTGATGATGTAAAATCATCAAAATACGGTGAGCGATTCGTTTGTAATCTACTCATTTTGTGGTTTTCTCCTTACCGTTATCCAATACCATTAAGAAATTAGAATGTGATCGCAATTTTGACCTCTTCTTCTTGGCCGTCGCTCCTCAACACTTTCTTAATGTTCGTCACATACAATAGAGTGCCGCTGCGTCTATTCATTCTATTTAGCGATCCGTTTGAGTATTCAGGATGGTTTGGTCCAATGTAATATATATTGTCTGCCACCGATGTACCACCATATACCATAACTTCAGATATCAATCCGACCTGTCTAAAATCGCTCGTTTCACCTGTTAATAGATATCCCTCTGCCTCATCGAAGCGGGTATTTACGATAACCGTATTGGCGCAGAGTTCTGTAACAATATTACTGCCATGTCCATCTTTTGGTGCCATAACAGAGGAAGCAATTGCTCCTGCCGTTCCAGGAATAATATAACCGCGGCAATTGCCACTATTAGAATATCCTGATCCACCATCAGTTACATTAATCTCGCTGATTGTATTACTTGGGGAGACATCTACACTAATTGTGGCATCTGTCGTTGGCTCACCACCATCATCAACAATAATACAGATGGCACCACCTGTATACCCCGATCCCGCATCGCCAAGTTCAATATTGGTTATTTCACCATTCACAACTGTTACACTGGCGACAGTTGCTCCTGAGCCGGACGTTCCTGCATTCTTAACAATTGCTTCCGGTTTTGTGAAATACCCCTCACCAGGAACATCAACAATAATCTGCTTTAATGTATTATCTAAATTCTTAGATACATGGGCTTCGCATTCAATCGTAGGTGTGTCAGTAGTAACGACATCAACAACAGGATTCAAACCAAAAGTTCCTTGTTGTTTTAAAATATTAAAGGCACTAATACTGTTTCTGGTTGCAGACTGCTGAACTGACCATTGTGGGGAATTGTCATCAAAAGTCTTATATTTTACTGGAACAAAATCTCTCGAAAGAAAGTAAACATCAGAAGCTTCTAATGACCCCATATACTTCCAAACATAACCATCCGCCAAACTGGTTACCGACGGACTCACACCCACTGGTTTAATGGTGCTCGTGCCACCATTATTATTGTTAATGCACTTGTAGATATTATTATCTTCTGTGAAGACATAATATGGGTGAGGATAACTGGTTGGTCCTAATGGCGACAATGGATCTAATACATCACTGTATGGAGAATACACTTGCCCACTCAACCAGTTGTATCTTTTAACTGCTAACCTACAGTCGTTTTGGGTAACACGCTTCATCGAAATGATGTTATCTAAGGTTGTCATATCGCTTAGGTCTGTTACACTAACTTCATCTGGGGCATTCTCATCATCCCATTCATCATTTTTACCAATAAAGACATATAGATTTCTTTTAAAGAATTGATTGATATTGATCGAATCAACCCATATCCATTCTATTGAACCATCAGAAGCAGAACCACTCAAGTGGACTGGTGGATTAACACCACTCGTTCCAGTAGATTTGCTGGTATACTTGTTGCTTTCGTATATCACAATATCCCCTTCGAGATATTCTGTTAATGGTTGCCATTCCGGTAATTCATAGAGTTTAAGACTATCAATTAAACTTGCGGCAGCAAATGGTCGGATTTTCGGGGTAAATTTAGCAGACATGCTGTTCTCTCCATGTTTGTAATATGTAATGAAGCAGCATTATTTCTGCTTCTTTATTAAGATTTATTCTATAACTATACTAGGGTGTTGTTGTATTTCAACATCGAGTGCTCTTTCCATTAGATTGGTGGTATCGTGTATATGTTCTAACCTAGTATTTTCCCATATACTATTAGATACCGGATAATTGGTATCTAGATTGCTGTCAAT